TGGACGCAGCGTTACCCATGCTCCGGCAGAAAAGGCCAGCACGAGCCGCTTCACCACAGTTACCGCCGAGGTACAACACCCCGCCAGACCCACCTGACGGCCCCCAGTAAGCGTCACCCAAAGAACCAAGAGCAGCATTCGTTGAGGTTGTCTTGGGCAAAAAGAAATCCCTCAAATCAAAGTTGTCCCCATAGCTGTGGTCGAAGGTCACGGCAAAGGCCGGATTGGTCCCGTCAAAAACTGGAAGAGCAATATTTGTCGCTTTATACAAACGGCTGCCATCACGAGCCCACACTTCAAGGTAACGTGACGTGTCAGTACGAATGCCCTGCACAACCTGCCAGACGTTCCCCCAAAGGCCTACGAGACCCCTCCAAGACGCCTGGGCCACATCCGCCTCATCTACATAGTTGGCGCTTGATGTATCGACACGGCCCCGGCCAATGGCCGTCTGCATATTGGTAGTACCAAATTCAATGGCTGAAAGTTGCTGCAAGACGCTCAGCATATACACGTCCCACATCTGAAAACCTTCAACCCCATCAACATTGCGCGCGGAACAGCGCGTAAGCATGGCGTTAAAGTTGAGGTTCACCAGCGGCATTTTCCCCGGCAAACTGCCCACTTTTGTGCCACCATCATCCGTTCCCGCGTAGGTGCCCAACCAGAAGCAAGGACGCGGGTTGCCATTAGGCACTGTGAAGGCTGGCATTGGGGCAAAGCCTTCTCCTGGCCCGGGTGCAATAAGCCGCACCAATTTATCCTTGAGAATGCCGCTCTCAGGCGTCACAAACTTGGAGTACACAAGAGGAACACGCGTCATTATCTGGCCGTCAATGATGCAGCGTCCTGAAGAAATCCCCGCATAAACAGGATGCGCGTCAAAGTAAGGTTTCGGCAAACTCACAGGCTGCAGATCATGGTTAACCTGCATCCATGTACCACTGCCACCGCCTTCCTGCAGGCAAACAATCCCGCATATGGGGTTTGCGTTGCCCATAACAATTTCGTTATAGGTCTGCTGTGAAACCTCCTTGACCGCACTGTGCAATGGGGTGCCTTCAATGCCGATTGCCTGGGGCACCGTTTCCGAGTTGTTTTTTTCAAGAGCAGCACCGACCACTGCAGAATGTGCATCAGGGTCGGATTTGTGCGCCTCCATCTCTGCAAGGCCTTGCTCAACTTTTTGGAGCGCCGACCGTGACAAGTCAACGGTTTCAGAAACTTGCTGCAAGACTTCTTCTATATCACCAGTGGACTGAGACATGGAACCTCCTACACTTCGGGGCGATAGCCCTTCGTTATGGCCCACCGGGCCAGATCGTAATGATGCAGCGCGTTATGCAAAATCCCTTTTAATGAACGGGACAATGCCAGTGCGCTTGATTTTCCGGCTGTGACAGACACACGCCCTTCAGCATCAACCGAAAGACCAATACCAACCATCATCAGGCCGGGAGTGTCCTTTTTTGCCGGACCGACCCCAGCGATGTTTTGAGCGCGGTTGGCTGCATCTATCGCCAGGGCTGCCTGCGTTGCCGCAGATTGAGCCGCTCCCGAAGCAATTTGTATTTTTGCATCAGCTATACTCTCAAGCTCTTCCTGAGCCTGATGGGCTATCTGGCGAATTTCTCCCTTACCCGCTTCAATAACGACAGCGGCTGCCGCGCTTTCCCGTGAGTCAATAATTGACACCAAGGTTTTGAGCGTCGGCGTCCGCACACCACCAAGCTCTAGGTAGACCTCCGGCCCGTCATTTATCCAAGATTTGAGTAGCGCAGCATCAGTTATCAAATGCTGAACGCTCGCCATTACCTCATCGGCAAACGCCAAACTGTTACAATCGCTAGTGCTCAACGTCTTCTACCTCCTGCGGCACCCAATACGCCGGGATTTGGCACAACGGAGCCGTTTCATTAATGACTGAATGCACGGTGCTGTGCAGTGTTTCTAATTGCGGTAAAGAAAAATGGAGCATCAGCCGGGCGAACCAAAGGCACAGGGTCGGCTCTCTCCTTTTGAGTTCAAGTTCGAGGGACACACGAATATGTTCACCATGCAGCTTACCCAAAGTTGGTTTGGACTTGAGGCGCACCGTGTGATACTGAACCGCACCTCCGGTGAGCATCGGCATTTCAAACCAACTCGCGCCTTGATGCAGAAGGTCGCGCTCAAAACATTCAAGCCATGCGACCTCTACCGGGCTTGCAACAAGAGTGCAGGATACCGCGGTTTCATCCCCTGCAAATTCTACCCGGATGATGTTGCCGACTTCCGTTTCGGTTATCGTGCGGTTGTCCTTGGCCTGATAGCTGTAATCGTCCTTGATGGGGACAGGCATCCACGCAGGCCAGCGCAAAATTTCCGACTGCTCTTTGATTTCCATCAGCTTTGACCTGTTGTTTTTGCCGTCAAAACGGCGCTGTAGTTCAACCCCAGCACACCTGTCTGCCCCGTCAGGTCATAGAAAGCATCTTTGGGCGCAATCCGAAAATAGTATGTTGTGCCGGCCTGCAATCCCGACCATGTATATGGAATCCGCTGGGCGACCCTCATCTCCTGTACTGCATCAATGCCGAAGGCTGGTGAGTCGCCTCGCAGGATGACATAACCAGTCACATCCACCGTCGAAGGCATCACCAACTCATTGAGTACTAACGAGGTTTCTTCGCTGATAATTGACGCACTCGTGGGAGCAAGTGGCAAGGGGTCGGAGAAATCGAGGATCATTGCCTCCGACGTACCAATAGAGCTTTTGGCGCTGACAGAAATACGGACATCCCTGAATGGGCCGTCACCATCTCCTTGCATTTCCGGCGTGAGCTTCCATGACAACGCAGTAGTCTCGGTGCTGATAATCGTCGCACCGTTCTGACCGCCCTGATTGCGGTACACGCCGATGAGATACGACGTGGCTTCGGGCACTGCGGCCCATACCAGCATTACCGACCCACCCGTATATGTCCCTTGCGCTGCAACCACGGGTGTTGCAGGAGGGCGAGCATTGGTATTGCCTTTCCAGACTGACCAAGAACTTTGATGGTCTTCACGGGCCGCGCGGACACGTACTTCCAGCGGGCCGGAAGGTACTGTGATAACCGCCCCTGACACTACAAAACGGCCAAAATCTGTCCAAGGATTTGTTCCAGACAACGACCGGGCTTGGATTTCGTACCATTGCGCCCCGGCACTGGCCCCCCACGTCACTTCGAGGCTTGGCCCGGCCTGATCTATGACACGTGCAGACAATCCAAATGGAGCTTCAACAGTTTCGGAGGATGGCAAGGCGACGCGACCATGCCAAAGAGGCGTAGGCAATCCCCCATATTGGTGAACTTCCGGCGCGTTGTTGCACATCATCACGGTATAATGCCATAAATCCTGTGGCACTACGCCCATGACTATCATTTGACGATCAAACATCCGGCTCGTATGCAATGCCCAAACTGTGGGAACCCGATCCACGCCGCTATTGATCCAGGCGAACGGATTATCCATGCCCTGCGCAAGTACCTGCATATAGTCTGCACGGCTCAGTGTGACGTGATCGCTATCAAGCTCATCAACCAGCACTGGCCCCCAAGGGGAACCGTCTGGGCGGGTCAGGGAGAGGTACAACGGGCCATCGCCCTGAGATGGAAGATCGCTTGCCATGTCGCTATGCAGCATCAGTGTCAGCGATTGTTCATGCCATCCGTCAATGATACCGGAACACGTTTCACGGAAGCGCGGATGAGCCAGCGACACGACGTCTCCAAGGTTCATCAGGCGTCCGATTGCTTCAACCTGACATTCAACAATGATCCTGCGCCATCTGTTGCGGGCGCTCATGGCCAGAGCGACGCGAAAAGCCTGCTCACGGTTTGTCGGGCCAAGTAGGGTCAGTTCATAGGGATATGTGCTTTCACTTTCAGGCAGCACGGCCCGCACATCCCTGTCCTGAAAACCAGCATCGGCATCTTTGTAGGCAATTTGCACATCATCAGGAGTATCTTCGTCCCAGGTACCGAAAGTCACCTTGAACGTACCACGCATGATATGGCGCGGTGTTAAAACAAAGCGCACAGGACGGTTCGGGCCATCTTCAATGAAGGAAAGAATAGTCCCGGTTAACCGGGGGATAACGCAAACCGCCTTGCACATCTCACCAAGGAGTTCCCACACGTTATAGGGGCCATCAAGATAGGCATTATAAAACCAGCCTTTTTCCTTCAAACGCTTATCGATGCTCCAAACCGCATCAAGGTCTATTTGTGCGTCCACCATCCGCCCCCCCCAAGAAGCCCGCGCAACGGCACACACCGCAGCCGCCCAGGAACTGGTGGGAACAGGTTCGCTCCAAGTTTTTTTGGATAGATCGTAAAGCGGCAGCTTGCGCGTAGCAATCATGCTGAACTTGCTGCTGGCGGATTGCGTTAGAGAGTTGGTGCCTTTGACCTTAAACGCGACAACTGATTGCGGGTATGTAAGAGTGCCCGGCAACATGCCGCGTAACGCCGTCCACTGTATCGTATCCAGCGCGCGACCATCGCCGGACGTGTTTGATGTGCGCCGGCCACGTACCCAAAAACGCTCCTCAGCAACATCACAGAGATGAGTCAGACGCTGTGCAGTCCTGTCACCTTTGCTCATACCGCTGCCATGCAGCACGGCCCAACCTGACGTAGGGTTGTTATCATCGTCTATAGCCTGGTACTGAAATTCCCAGGAGACGCTGTATGAAACAACACTTCCTTTGTCATCCATATAGCCACAACCTTGCGGCATCACTATATCAAGAATAATGCGCGTAACCTTGCTGCCGGGCGAACAGGCCGCATACGGGCCTATCCATCCATCATACTCGCTGTCATTGGGCGCCAGAAGAACCTGGCCGGAAACTTCCTCACTGGTCTCAACGTTGTCGGGGAACACGGTAACACGGTTGCCTGGGGCAACAAATTCAATATCGGAAACTTCATACCCCGTATCCGCGACGAGCTGCCCGTTGCGCCAAAAAACAGTCTCACCAAAGCTAAGGCTCTCTACGTTATATAATCCGCGCCCGATGCCCAACACATAGTAGCCATACTGGTAGTTATCCACATACTGCATCCACGGCACGGCAACACGGTCATTTACAATCTTCATTCGCCCGAAGCCTTCCGGCTCAATTTGCCAAAGTCTGGCCTGATTGCCGGAAGAATTAATATTGTATGTAGGGCTGGCCTGCGCGGCATCAAGAGCACCGCTCAATGCAGACGGTATCTTACCTTGCTGTCCGGCAAGCTGCCCCATAAGCAGCATTCCGCCAGCATATACAGCCAAACCAGCCGCAGCCCCGGCCGCACTGCCAAGGCCAAGGGCAGTTACGCCAAGAATGGCGCCAGAGCCACCGACATACCATGTTGCTGCCGCCGCAGCCAAAATCACCGCAAACTGCATAATGGTTGTCATGGCGTTACTGCCGCCGCCACCACCACCGCCACCTTGCACCAGCTCACAGAACGTCACGTCATCGGAGCATCCGAGGGGAGCATCCCACGTATCACGCATTCGCACCGCGCCACTGCCCAAGAAACACAATGTTGGGGCAGGAAAATTCTTATCCTCCGGATACATCTGTTCCATCGCCTGACGGATGGTAGACCCAGACAGAACCTCGAATTCATCAACAATTTCGCCAGCGCGTAGATAATACACTTTAGGCATACGGCTCCCCCAATGTAATACCGCGCACAGACAGCGCAGCATCAATGTCGGGATGTCTGTACCATTCAATTTTTTGCAGAACGCCAGCCATGTCCACAGGCGCGCTGAGAACAACACCGTAAACTTGCGGGCAGTGCAGAATCATCAATCCATCAGCCGTGGCCACAGCGATGCCAACATGATCGCGCAGCCTGTGACGGACAATAAACGCCACATCAAGCTCGCGGGGGGACTCACCAGCGTGCAGCCGAACCAATCCATACCGCTCAGGACGCATGGCGTTGATGCATGCCCGGCGATTTGCGGCATCAGGCACGGGTATGGTGGGACTGTCTATACCCAGCAAGTCACGATGCACGGCCCGCACCAGTTCACCGCAATTGAACGTCTCCGGTGGGCGCGGCACTGCAGCCCAAGGCTTATTGAGATAGGCTTCATGCCATGCACGATGGATCTGCATCATGACTGGTTCACCAATGCCGGATAATCGTTTGGGGTATATTTGCGCCCAAATTTGCGGTTAAGCCATCCCAAAATATTTCCCACGGCGGTCATGCTGTCCGGCCCTTCACTCTGCGGGCTTTTTATTGCGAGACCGGGCCAGACTTCGCCGGGGCCTTTCAGCTCTTCGCCGTGGATGTAGGTACGGTAGATGCAGGAAATCTGACCGCCGGAAAGGCTGGCAGCTTCCAGATCCGCATCTAACTCATAACCAATGCCTGACACCCGCAATGATAATTCGCCGGGCGTGCTGTCTGACTTTTCTGGCAACAAAATTTCAAACGGCATACCGATAAATTCAACTATTTCATTGGGGTTATGCGGAGCAGTCTTTTCCAACTTGCACATAAACCGTTCAACATCCGGGCCTGGCGCGCCCCATCGCGCAACGCGCGCCGGATGGGCAAACGCTTTGTGATTTATTTCAAGCGTGTGCAAGATAATCACATCCTGCGGAGCGCAGGCGTAAGCCTCTATAATTGCTTGTTCAAGTTCTGCATTCATATTTACCCCTTAGTACAACCGAGAACTGCGAGACAGGCCACGCGTCTTATCAAGATGGCGCGAGAACGTGTTTGTGCCAGCCACATCACGGCGTACCATTGAACTTTCAACCTCGCGTACAACCAATTCGATATTCAGGTTGCCACTGTTATCCTGCCGCGCAGTGGCCTGAGCAGTCATCGGCGTTCCCGTAGTGTTGATAACGGTTGGGTTGACCGTGATGTTCATGCCCCCCATCCATGCCGCACCTGACATGAGTGCCCCGGCGTGGAATGCACGAGTTTCTTGTGGGTTAAGCACACGTTCATTCTTTTTGAGCACTGCCGGGTATTCATCGCTGGCAAAAAAGCCACCGCCATCATGGAAACGCGGAGCCAAAGCGAAAGCGGCAGCGGGAACACTGCGCGTTGTAGCCGAGGACACACCAACAAGACCGCCGCTGTGCCATGTGGAGACCCCCGTAAACATGGCGCCCATGAGTTTGCCCACAAGGACATTGGCCATCGCCTGAGATGCCATAGATACAAGGCTGGAAAAAAATTTCTGCGCTGAAAACTCACCAGTGGTGAAGGCGTCGGAAAGAGTTGTAGCTATGGTGCTTCCAAGTCCGTAGGTCAGATTTTCTGCCTGCTTTGCAACATCGCCATATTCATCTGCAAAGCGCATAGCTCCCCGCGTTACCCCGTCGAAGAGGTCGCGAGAATTTTGCAACTTCTGAAACTCCACCCACTTTGCAATAAGCTCTTCCGAAACTCCCACATTTTGGCGCAGATTTTCTGCCTGCAGTTCAATGAGCTGATTCGAGTACTCCTGAGCAGCACCAAAGTCTCCAGCCAGTTCGGATAGCTCTTTGTAAAATTCAGCCGCGGCCTGAGCGTCTTTTATGGTTGTGGCCTTTTCAGAGGCCTCGGTGAGCTGCTGGATTTTTTCGCGAGCAACGTCTGCAGGAACCTTCAGGTCGGCAAACTTCTTTTCCCAATCTGCTATGGTGTCTGCCAGTTCAAGCTGTTTGACAGTCTTGCTGTCGCCCGTAAGCTTGGCGATGGAAATATCCATTGCCCGTAAAGCGTCAGACGCCTTGTATGCCTGCTCCGCAGCTTTTTCAGCTTCGCTTTTGCCGCCTTTTTTTTCCCCTTTTGGCTTTACCGGCTCAAAAGTTTTAGGCAGCTTCGGCAAGCTTGGGCTATCGCCGGACTGCTGCGGGGACGAGGGCAACGCCCCATGAGACGGTACAAGAGTGGGAGCCGGAATAAGGGGAAGTGCCTCATGCGAAGAGGCAAGCGAAGGAGATGGGGCGGATGGTTTTGAATTTTTGTCGGCCTGCTTGAGCAGCTTTTTCATTTCATCACGGCTACCTGCCGCCATGACTTCACTGAATGAAAGCTTGCCTGCCACCACGTGATCCAATCCGTCTGCCGTTGTGTAAAGCACATCAAAGGCTTCAGCGAACAAACCAAGGATGGCGCCCTTTTTGCCGAACAGCAGTGCGCCGATGACGCCATATTCCAGGCCATCAATGGGGATGGAAGAACAGAAATCTACAAGACTGCCAACCTTTTGAGTAATTGTTGTGACAGCCTCTGCCGTGCTTTGCCCCCAGCCAGAAATTTTCCCCCGATTTTCTTCAAGGTATACGGTGAATTCTTTCAGACCTTCTTTGATAACAGGCAAAAAACCTTCACCAAAAGCGGCCAACAGATTACTGCCCGTGGCGGTAGCTTGGGCTTCAACACCACGAAACGTGCCCAACCATCGGTCAAAACTCTCATTAGTGCGGTCGGTTTTGCTGCCGATCTGATCCAAAATATCCGCGTACGTTTTGAAGCCGCTAGCAGAAATGGCACTCATCCCCGTCAGAGCCTCAACGCTGCCAACGAACCTGCTCAACTCCTGTCCACTGGCCTTGGCTCCCTGTGCAATAAGCGACAAGGCTCCCATGAGGCCATTTTTCCTGATAAGATCAACGCCCGACTTTTCGCCCAGGGCATTGATGAGCTTGATCATTTGCTCATTTGGCTTGAGCAATTCCATAACCATAGCCCGGTACTGCGTGGCTGCCTGTGAAGGACTGCCCGCAGTCTGCGTAAGCAGAGACATGGCCGCCGCCATTTCTTTATACTGGACTGCGGCTATCTGGCTGACCCCGGCAAGGTCGCCAATGATGGGCACGAGCTGACGCACGGAGGCTTGCCCGAAATCCTCAATATCCATGAGCAGGTCGGCGGCCTGCGCCGTAGATTTCAGTTCGCCACGGTAGCCAGCCATCATTTTTGTTAAGGCTTCAATGGATTCTGCCTGACTTACCCCCGCAGCCTTGGCAAGTTTTGAGGCCGTAACAAGGGTTTCCTGAGATTCTGCAACGTCAGAAATACCCGCAGACAGGACGTTATAGTAGCCTGTCGTTAATTCCGTCATGCTGCCCAGGGAAGACGGCAGCGTGAGCATCTGACGTTTTATGTCATCAAGGTTCCTGTCCGTGACTTTGCTGGTCTCGAACAAGGCTGTTTCAAAGTCTGCCGCCTGGTTCATGGCGGAGGAAAATGCAATTCCGCCGCCGAGGGCACCAAGTGCCCCGGCTCCCAAGCCGGCCGACAAGCTGCCAAAGCTACCGCGCAGATTCGCAAGACGCCCCTTGAGAGAGTCCGCCTCGCGCCCCAGGCCACGTAAAACTTGGCTGGCACGGTCAGTAGCGCTTATTTCAACTTTAACATGCTTGTCGGCCACGGCTATGTTTCCTGTTTTCTGGTTTGCTGCCGTTCTTCCAGCGTGTCATACTCAAGAATCTGTACGCCGCGAAACAGTTGAGGGGTCATTTCAATGCCATGCAGTTTTGCGACAGCAAATACCGCCATATAATCAAGCCCGACCAGATCCCACCCAACACGCCACTGTGTTTGTATCAGTGTCCAGAGCGCCCAGGCGGATTCATTAGGAGGCAAGAGCGGCACTGGTTCATTTTCGCACCCCTCACAGGGCGGGGAGTCACGCCTGCGCTCAAAGTGCTCTAGGCATTGTTGACAGTGTTCAGCTCTGCCGCCGCTTCGGCGTCGACGGCAGGCGATGAGTTTCCCGCCAGAACTTCACTCTCGCTTATGCGCTTAAGAATCCCTTCGATTTCCCGCACCTCGGACAAAGAAAGTACGGGCTGCAATTCCGACCAGTTTTCAACGCAGAACGCCAAGGGGCGCTCACGCCATCTTTGCTGGAAATCCGTGAGGACTATCTGACGGTCAAATATCCCCATATCTTTTGAGGATTCTTCAAGGTCCTTGCCCTCGGAAAGACGCTCCCGCTGCAAATTCCAAAACTCATTCCAGCCATACGGGCGAATTTCGACAACTCTTCCCGTTTGCAGTGTATGTTTCTCGTGCATATCTATTCCTATGCGTAGCTTTTGACGCGGTTTATGAGTGTGTAGAAGCTGGAGGTTGCAGCCTGATCAACAAAACCAATGACCTTCACTTCGGTAGTCAGGCCTCCCTTGCCGGAAATTTGTGCGCCGCCCATACTCAATTCGGCTTCGGGCAGGCGAAACCACAATTCTTCCCCGTTGGCTCCGCTCATGGATACGGCAACGGGCAGGGTTGCGGCCATGTCGGCAAGCTGCTGGTATTCATCGTGCTCAAGGAAGACGGTGAGGGTAACGTCGCTCGTGGGGTCGCCTTCCGCCTGTCTGCTGCGCTTGCCCATATCGCCCACAGCAACCTGACCTTCTACGCCAAAGGACAGATTTACCGTGCCTTTTTGCACATCACCAGCACGGGAACCATCTATCCAGACAGCCGCCTCCTTGTCCCAAAACGGGATGCTTGGCAGCACTGCAGGGATTGAGGCACTGACAGGCGTGGAGACGTTTTCAACACTGCCGACGGAACAATCCAAGCTCATTTTAATCTCTGTTTCACCACCAAAGGGGAATGAGATGCCGTTGAGCTTGTTGCTTGAAATAATCGTGTATGGATTAACGCTGGCGCCGGATTCGTAATCGAACCTCTTTTGCACCGTGAAAGTAGGCTGGTTTTTCGGTAGAGAAAATTCATGCCGGAAAAATGCGGGAATGGCTGTGGGCGTTCCATCGAATGTTTCGGCAGCATACGCTGCCTCAACCACCAATACACGCGCACCCGTGCCCGGCTGCAATACATGCTCGCCATCATAGTGTACCGAACCCCCAATGGTGACGGATTCTCCGGCGTGAAGCGCCACGCCGTACCCGCCTACGGGCAAAGAAACTTTACCGTTTCCGGCATCGGACGCGGCTCCTTTAAGGAAGGCACCACGTCCACGGTGAACCCTGGCCCCTGCAGGAAGTGCTTCGGCCTTATAGACCGCTCTGATAACCAGAGATGCGCTGTTGGTACCGTATTCGAGACGATACGCCCCATCATAGTTGGCAGTGCCCGTGACCGTGACCACGGTATCCTGCACAAACTGGTGAGAAGGGACAGGCAATGACACATAGCCGCGACCAAGATTGACCACGTCTGCTTGTGCCAGATCTACGGCAGGTTCCGCACTGGTGGCCGGAGCGCCACAAAGGGCGCGCAGAATATGCCCCATCTGCGGAGCGTAGGGAGGAACGTCAAGCCCGCCACTATAGTTCGGGGTGCCGGGCACAGGTTTGCCCTGGCCTCTGGCGTTTGTGATCACCGCGCTTCCTTGTTTGTTGGCGTCCATAGACATGCTTTCGCTGTATATGGCCAACACGACACCGCTGTCTGCGGGATCGGGAACTCCGGGCTTTGTTTCCTGAAACAGCACAAGCTGGCAGTTACCGCCGGATACTTGCCGATATTTCTGCATTATAGCCTCCTGTCCCCTATGGGGAGATTGACTTCAATCCCCAGGCCAGCGTGCAGCAGCAGCAACGGGGAATGTTCCTGGGATATTGCCAATGAAGGTTCCTCAAGTGCTGCAAGAGGTTCACTACCAGGTAGCGCATCCTGCAGCGCTGCCCACGCTGCGGGCCATGCTTGTTCATCAAGGACAGCCAGACCATGCAGCACGCGTACGCCATCTTCTTCGACAATATTGCTGTCAACCACAGCCAACGTCAGAGATACGGAATATGCACGCTTGACCCCCTGACTTTCAGACTGCCAAGGGGCAATCACGGCACACGGAGCCTGTTTTTCCCAATCCGTCTTCTGACCGTCAAAACCAATAAGCATTTTCCAGTCACGTCCGTATTCAGTCCGCGCTACAGCCTGAAACAGCTCAGCAGCTTTGAGAGCCGCAGTGACAGCCCGGCACAGGCGCATGGAGGGAATCATCATGCAACCCCCTTGCGGAAGAGCAGTTTGACCTGATTAGCCAATTGCTTGCGAAAATCATCCTGACCGTATTCTGCCAGACGGTCTCTGGCATCAACGGAAAGCAGAGCCTGAATTGGAGACGGGCCAAAAAGCATCCGCATCCCCTTGTCTGCCACTTGCTTTCGCGCCCCATTTCGTTCACTGGTTCTGCGGTACCAGACGTAGAGCTTGCCAGATCCGCCGAACGGAGCGAGGAAAGACTTTTCGCCGTGTGGACCTTCAACGGCAGAGAACGCCCCGTCCCTGATGAAACGAGCAAGAATGCCTGCCGCTGGTTTGCGTTCACGCGGGTTCACTCCTTTCCAGTTCGGTGCGCGGCGAGGGCGTATGTCAAATTCGCCAGCCGGCTCACCCACTTTGCCTGAAAAAAAAACTTCACCTCTGGCATTCTTGATTGAAACCCTGCGTATCTTTATGCGTGACCGCACGGCCCTGGCCTTGGCTGTATATTTTTCGCGGGCGATGCGGACACCTTCAGCCCGGACAGCTTTAAGAGCATGATTCAGGGCGCGGTCTGTTGCCTTTTCAATGCCCTGTGGCGCAAAAAGGAACTGGTTTTTTACGTCATCAAGGATGCCGAGTCCTTCAACTTTGACAGTAAGCGTTCCTGGCCTGTCCATTACCATTGCTCCATGCCAACCGCAGGTGTGGCGAGCGTAAGTACAAGCAGGCCAAAACACTGCTGGCTGCCTTCGACTGTCCAGAGCTCGCCATTAAAATCCACAGCAACCCCATCAGTAACATTTTCAGGGGCGTCGGCTTCGGACACATGCAGGCGAACACGACGCAATGCCAGCCCCGGAGTCTGACCAAGGGATGATTCACGTTGCAGCCATACAACCTGTGCCTTTACGGGCTTTTCATTCAAAGTTATGCCTTCGGCAAACTCATCGTCGTTCAAGAATATTTGGCGGGCTTCCTGCTCCAGTATTTCACGCATGCTCATGTTGCCCCCGCACATCAAGTTTTGTTTCAAGGCGTACAAGCCGGGCGCTATGGTCAGAAAGTTGGTTTTCATGTTTGTCGATTCGGTCATTGATGGCGTCTTCAACTTCGCGGCACTCGGCCTTGTGAACGAGTTTTGCCTGACGCTGCCCTTGTTCACCCACGGTTTCCTGCACTCGGCGGACATCGCTTTTCAATGAAAGGAATACGTATACAATCAAGGCAATCAGCAATGCGAGCAATGCGCTGATGACGGCCAAGGCGTACTGTAATAGCTGGGGCAGAATCTCTACTGGCATGACGACTCCGTATGCTCTATCCACAGCAGCAGTTCCCCGGCTTCATCCGCAGGAATGTGCAGCCAATCTCCCGTCTGGCGTACGAGCGAACCATCAGCCCGCCCGTACTGCCAGTCATTCGTCACTATCGCTCCGGGCGTCCTTGGCGCTGGAAGTTGGGCGTTCGTCTTTGCCACCCAGCTTCCGCACCCATTCAGCAAGAGGATGATCCCGCACATCAGCAGCCCTGCGAGACGCCCGCCACCGCTGCCACGCTGAAACTGCCACATAGATCACCTGTGCCAGAGCGGTTAGAAGTTTAACCAACGCGACGGCCCGTAACATCCTGGGCATTGGCGGCTTTGCCCTTGTTAAGAGCAAGCACCTGCACAAACCAGTACAGCGCGCGCCAGACAATGTTGGAATCATCCTTCGGCGCGGGGAGGATCACGGCAATGCCAGCGCAGACGGTGACAACAAGCGTTACCCATTCGCCCCAGGATACGGGCAGATAGTTCAGGAGGGTGCCCACAAGGTCAGCGCCGGGGACAGTTGCGTTTGAAGCTTCTTCAGCAAAGGCCGTAATCGCAGGAAAGACCACAGCAGCAACAAGCAGCACGGCCATCATGAGCATGAACAGACATTTTCTCATAATCCCTTCCTTGCCCTTACGGGCGGTTAATAGGTTCTGGTCATCCAGCCTTTCAGGAACTTTCGATGTGTGAAGCTGTCGGCAGCAAGGCGTACATAGTGGTAGACCTGCAGGCCGTTGAGAGCATGCACAACCTCGGCGGCAGTCGCCCTGTCACGCAGAACGACAGCCAAACCCTGCAACGATTTGGGGCCAAGCGCACCATCTACCGCAAGATCATCAAACAGCTTTTCATAGCCAGTGGATGTCTTGCGGCAGTTGTATGCGTTAATGAGACGCTGCACATACCGCCCGGAGCCAGCCCGGCCAAGATTAACGGCTTGCTCGAACAGTTCGTTGGACACCTCCTGGGGAAACTGTGCGAGTTGCATACGATCCCACCATTCCGTGCGGTACCAGCCCTCAACCAGTTTTGAGAGACCGGGAACGCCCGCAAGATGCTGGGAAAATGCCGTAACACCCTGCCGGAACGACGGATGAGCCTTGGCGGCGTCGACATCTGCCCAGCCAGCCCACTTGGGAAAGAAATTGCGGGCGATGCCTGCGTAGGTCTCTCCCCCGGCATCGCCGGAGACGTTGCACCAGCCCCCTTCAAACTCCCGCAAAGGGGCATACGCGGGTTCAAACAGCGCAGGCATGGGTCAGGCCTTCTTGGCCGTCAGCTCAACCAGAGCTTCCGGGAAGAGGCAGAGGGTCAGGGGGTTGCCTTGCACTTCAAGGTCAAAACCACGCCCGCGCGGTTTGGGGTCCATGCGCGCATAGAATGGGAGGCCCAGAGTATTGGCCGTTTCAATCCAGTCCGCCGGGGCGTTGTACGTCTTGTAGATACCGGGGCCGACCGGGTAGAGGTGCCCCTTGGCATCGTCGACAAGCTTGCGCCCCCCAACAACTTCAGAAGCTTCGTAGAAGGTTACACCCGCATAAGTGAAGCCACGTTTGCGGTAATCGTTGTCACCAAAGTCCTGCTTGCGGGCCAGCCAGTCTTCAAAATACTTGCGTACAAGTTTGTGCCCTGTGAGCATGTCATAGAAGTTGGAGCCAACCACGGTTTCAAAGCGGTCAAAAGGATTGCCGCCCATAGCGCTTTCAGCCTTACGCTTGGCGTTCATGATGGCCGCCATGATGGGATTTTCGTCTTCCGGCTCGGTAGCGGGAAAGGTCACATCGAACTTCTTCTGGCTGACGCCGAAAGTGTTGAAGATGTTATGCAGTACGGTTGACCCGTCCGCGTCGATAACAACTCCCTTGATGGCGCCCAGACGGTGGAATTCGCGCGTCATTTCCAGATTGCGTTTGAGCACGGCCATTTTGTCGTTGACAACAGTGGCCGGGCTGACCAGCTCTGTGGAGCCGAAGGAGCGCACATCCTGCAGGTCTTCAGGAGAAAGCGTGTCAGACTGTGGCAAGTGGGTGCAGGACAACAGCTTGACCTTGCGTTTTGAACCCCGCCCGCCCAGGTATTCCGGCTCTTCGCCGCGTTGCTGATCGGAAATGAGGGTGATTTTCCCTTCCTTAATTTCCAGCGCAACCGCGGTGGTCTTCACCCCTTTTTCCTCGAACATGCTGGAATAGCGCAGGGGAGCCAGCGGCAGCTTGTTCACCGCATCGGTCATTTCCGATGCGGTGAAGGTATCGGCAGAGTTAAGCAACATCTTCGGGAACCTCCTTAACGATGAAGCCACGGTCGTTCAGAGCCGTGAGAGCATCGGCCTTCTTTGTGACGCTGGCGTCAAACTGCACGTTGGTGGCGTTGATAATGCAGTACCCACGCAGGACGAGAGCTTCCTGTGGTTCTGCGGATGAAGGGAGGCCGCCTTGGGAAATCAAAACGGCCTTGGCATCGCCCAGGGTGCCGGAGACTTCTTTCAGTGGTTCATAAAGGCCATCCGAACGCCGGGCCAAAATGGCGCCGAACGGCAGCGCGCCGACATCGGAGGCAACCTTAACGGTTTCGCGCGAGTAGCGCGGGTCAAGTTCGTGAAGAACCAGATCCGAAAACACCTTGGGAAACTCATGCGTGGTCACGCGTACTTTGCTCATAATGACTCCTTACAGTCCGGCCTTGGCGCGACGTTCGGCATCAGCCACCAGAGACCCCTTCACTGCCTTATTCCCATCCTGAACAACGGGCGGCTCATGCGCTTTCTGCAGGGCCGAGAGCAGTTCCGCGCGCCCTTCAGTGCCGGAATTATTGGCCGCGCCGGGTTCGACCTTGGGCAGCAGGGCTGCTACCCCGGCCAGTTGCTCCGGCGTGAGACGCAGGGCGTCTGTCTTTTCAAGCAGAGCCGAAACAGAGGATACGCTTTCAGCGCTGCATACAAGGCGCATGGCGGCAAGCGCGGTTTCCTTGCCGCCCTTGGCGGCTGCAGCAAGACTGTCCTTTACACCAGCTTCGGCCTTGGCTTTCGCTTCAGCTTCAGCTTCTTCACGGCCTTCCTGTTTTATGGCCGCAAGCAGTTCGGGCGCATCTTTGGCAAGCGCCTCTCGCGTAAGATTGGGCATTGATACCTCCATCAAGGTTGCAACGGCTGCGTCCTCATCCCGCACCACTGCCGAGACGAGGCCAACCTCTCTGGCCTGTGAGGCCAGCAGAATTTGAGCTTCGGCCCATTGTTCCGGGGACGCAGCAACACGCATATGCGTGGCAACATCATCACGGAACACGGCATGAAGAGCCGAAATGCGCTCCTGAAAATAGGAGCGTTCTTCATCAGTAAGAGGATGAGCCTCACGCCCGGCCACTTTCCACTTGCCACTGGCGATGTATTGCAGATCAATACCCATTGTGCGGTAAAAGCCGGAAAGGTCTGCAACTTCCATAATGACGCCGATGCTGCCCACTTGCCCCGTAACCGGGGCAAAAACCCGACCAGTTGCGGATGCCAGCCAGTATGCGCCAGATGCGGCAAGGCCATTCGCATAAGATGCAAAGGGCTTCACATCCCGCACAGATGCAATGTAGTCTGCCAGCTCTTTTGTGCCGGCCACTACACCACCAGGACTGTTGAAAGAAAGCAGTACGGCCCCGACAGAAGGATTTTGCATTGCCTGAGTTATCGCCGCCTTTATGACGTCCTGCCCAACGGCAAAAACCTGTCCGGACCAACAACTGTAACGGGTCACACGGTCTATGGGGCCAGTGATCGAAATGACGGCCACAGCTCCAACCATACGCGTCATCTGCGCCGCGAATGACGCAACATCAGGTTCTGCGGCGAGTTGCGCTGACGGTTGCCCGGATTGTGGGGCTTGCGCCTGGCGATAAGCCTCAAAGACTCCTTCGGCCAGTTCCGGGGCCAATGCCCATAATCTGTCATTCATTGCCATCCTCCTCGATGCCGGGCAGAGCTGGCCCTTCGGAGGATTCCGGCTCTACATCATTTTTCCCTGTAGCCGTCAGAGGTCGCACAGTTGGCTTGGCCTCAACCAGACGGCGCAGCATGGGAGCTTCAGACAACATGGTTTCGGAGCCTTCATCCCAATCGCCGCCACGTTCGCCCCAGGCCTCCCCATAAGTCATAAGGTGGTGCTGCAGAGCCATAACCACGGCCTGAATTTCCTTCACCGGGTCAACAAAACCACGCGCGGGGCCAATCCACGAGGCATTGCACCACAACTCACGGGCCGCATAAAAATCGGGAGCGCCTTTGGGCAAGGTCACGTAGCCACGCAAGATGGCTTCTTCAATCACCATTTCCCAAATGGGCTGACAATAAGAGCGAGCAAACCACTGGCGGTAATA